GGCAAGATTGCCCGAATATCTAGATGGCAAGCGCATACTGCCTTGCAACACAGCAGGTAGGACAGCTTCAGCAGCACCGTAGATTGGAGACAGTGCAAGGGCTTTCCAAGCGCTAGGATCGCCGCCCTCTACAGATTCACCATACAAAGAACCGAAACCTAGTGCAGAACCAGCCATCGTGCCAGTAGCCAGAGCTTCACCTTGAGCCAAAGCCGCACGACGAGCAGCCATACTAGCGCCAGCTTCTAAACCGCCGCCGCCTAAAAAGCGAGGAGCCATGGCTCCAAGACGGGTAAGACCTAAAGCTCCAGCGGCTTGACCGGCACCCGGAACAAACTGTGCAGCCGTAATACCGGCAATGATAGGAACCTGCTTGGCAATCTGGTAGCCCATATAAGGCAAAGCAGAGCTAAGCGACTGGTCTTCAATTCTTTCGAGGTCAGGGCGACCAACTAAAGAAGCGTCAATTTGATTACGACGAGCTTGCTCGTTTGCCCAATCGCGGGCAGTGTCTGCGCCCACAAGATCAGCGGCACCACCAACAATACTGTAGCCTAAACCCTGAAGTTGATCCACGCCGGAGGAAAGACCGGCAGCCAGAGCATTTCGTTGTGGAGCTGGCCCTAAAGAAACCTCCCGCAAAGGTTTAAAACCACTGTCTTCCTCATCAGTTCCAACAACAGTGCGGAGTGGTACGAAAGCCATTGCTGCCCCTTAAACTAAATCTGACGAGAATTGTATCAACTAAACGGTTATTGAACCAGAGGGCGATTACTCAAACCAGAGGCATTAGTACCAAGCATGTTCTTAACTTTTTGATCGTTAACATATCTTTCGTAGGCCATGCGATTTTCATCCCAAGCTACAAGGCGCTTCTGGAAAGAAGCAAGAGTTTCTTTTGGCTCTCGAGTCGGTTTTGCAGTGGGGGCAGTAGGTACGGCAGCCGGGGCAACAACTTTTGTTCCAGTGTCCAAGCCTTGAGCCGGTGCTGCTGCGTTAGGAGCTGGCTTTGCGTACTTAGCTTTTTGTGGATCGTCGTAGTATTTACCATCGGCACCAATATACTTCAACACTAACCGACCGTTTTCCTCGCCAGTGACTAAACCAACACCGTTCTTTACGGCAGCTTCTTTCATTTTCTTATAGGCATCAACTTCCATGCCCAAAGGAAGTTCCTCGCCGTTGTATGTGTTGTACAGCGCACGACCGCCATCTTTGCTGTAGGCCGTGTAGGTGCCGTCATCATTCTTTTTGAGTTCGACCGGAGTCTGCAAGACAGAACCTTTTTTACCGCCGGTGCCGCCCATGGGGATAGTCTTTCCGGGGCCAGCTGCCAGCATATTAAACTGAGCAATTAGGTTGGCTCGACGGCTACCGGTTGGATCATTTTCTTCATCCAAACTGGCCAAGTCACTTTGAATCTTACGAGCCTCGACATTGTTTTCGACATTCATAGTAAGAATCTTGGTCTGTGCGGCAGTCTGGGCCGCCTTAGCAGCGTTAAGAGAAACAGTCGAATCAGACGCACGAGTTTGAGATCGGCTAGCCTCAATAGCAGCTTTGTTCTTCTCCAAAGTCATTGTGAAATCAATGATGGTGGCGGGGTCCATAGCAGCTTTGTTTAGGTAAGCAGTTGTCTCAGCCTCCGTGCCAGAAAACACATTTGCTTGAATAACTTTACCAGTAGCGGTATCCACGCGATTAAGAGACAACACGCCGTTCTTGCCTCGCGTAGCCTCAAAGTGTGAGCCCGGATCAAGGTCGTTACTTTCTTTGTGGGCTTTCAGCAAACCGTCAAGCCCTTTGTTCTCTACTAACTTGCGAATTCGCTGTTGCGACGCTTTAAAGTCTTGCTCGTTGATACCGGTTAGATTTGACGCCAGTTTAAACTGCTCATCCACACTCATGCCAAGCTCTTTGGCTTTGTTATTCATAGCAGCAAAATCAGCTTGGGGGTTTTGTGAGCGCCACGTATTAAAGTCTTCCATGCGCTTAGCAGCAAGGGCCGTCCGATCTCCTGCATCCAGTTCCTGCTGCGTTCTCTTAAGACCAAGGGCCCCAGCCTCGAGTTGATTTTTTAGTAATTGCTCTTGCAAAGGAGCCATCTTGGCTTCGCGTTCCATACGAATTGCATCGGCTTCAAGTTGAGCTGCACGAACGGGGTCGCCATAAGCGCCGACTACACGAGCTGCTTCACGAGCACGCAAGCCTTGCAAAACCATTGGGTCAAACTGACCCGCCGCAACTTGACCGCCATAACGCTGAACTTGCTGAGGAGAAATTTCAATAGGCTGAGGAGCGCGAATATCAAGTTCGTCTAAACCTGCTTTTGGTGTGTAGCGAAGGGTTGGAACTTGACCTTCAGCGCCGGGTATAGCTTCTACATCGTAACCGCCTGAAGTGGCTAAACCTTGGATTCTTTTTACATCTTCTGGCGAATAGTCTGAGTAAGTCTCTGGTTTGGCAAATACTTGAGCCAGTTCTTCGCGTTGACGCTTGTCGCGCATGGCTTGCCCGAGCTGTAGCCCAGATTGAAAGCCGCCGGATAAACCTCTAAAAAAATCTGCCATGATTAACCGCCCCCCAATCTCTTACCCATCGCCCCGCCAAAACCACCGGCGTAAGCACCCAGACCCATACCAAGAATTGATGCAAACGGATCAGCTTGGCTCTGTGCAGTGTTGTAGACAGATGTCTGTGAACCAAGGATTTGACCTTGACCTGTAAGACCCATCTGAGCGCCGCCCATCATGTAACCAGCACCCTGACCAAACGCAGAACCGTACTGATTACCAGCAGACATTGCGGAGTTAAGGCCAGCAGAACCAGAAGCATTAGCACCTTGATATGCACCAAGCGAAGCACCCGCAAGACCACGACCTAAGCCAGTGACGTCCATGCTGCGAGCAAAACCGGTTTGTTCAGCTTGGCGACGAGCGTTGGTAGCTGCACCTGCAGTCATACCTGCAAGACCCAGAGCGTTCTGGTTTCTCATCATCAGGGCAGCGCCAGACGAGGCATTGATACCGCGGCGAGCCATCTCACGATTACTTACACCCTGAGCAGATTGGAATGCGTTAGCTGCATCAGCAGAAGCCTGAGCGGCAAGCTGAGCTCTGTTACCTTCTGTGTTGTACTGTTGTACTTGCGCAACAAGACCTTGCTCCAACGGTCGGAATGTTTTCTGTTGGTAGTCATAATAGTCCTGCGCCTGTTTCATCTGCTGTTCTTGAGCAGCCATTTGCTGGGCAGCAACCCGTTCAGCCAGAGGTTTCATTTCCTCGTACTGACGTTGTGCGAAGTCCATTTGACGATTGCCGAGACGTTCAGCAGTAGCAATACCACGTTCCGTGGCAGCGGCCATAGCCGAATAGTCTGGTGGTGCTGGTTGCGATTTTCCGCCCATATTTACTCCTTGCGCAGCCAACGACAGGTGTCAGGCCGCATTACCAAAATCTGCATATCAGCGCCGGGAGCGCCGTCTTTCATTACAAACTCTTCTTCAAACCCAAGATGCTTATCGAATTCTATGATGTGGGGTTCATTTGTGGGCACCATGCCAGTGAGTCTTTTTAACTGGCAGTGGTTAAATGCATAGTTGCACACATGCTCGAAGAGGGGAATGAGTTGCTTCGTCTGCCGTGCGATGGCTATATGACATGTAGCATTTGATCCATTGTAGTTGTTTATGACTACTCCGGCTATAACTTCGTCGCCGTCCATGACACCAATTGCGTAGAAACTTCCCCAGTCAGCAGCCTGACCGACACGCTCAGCAACCCAAGCGCCAATTAGTTCCTTCTGGTCAAAGACGAGTTCAGCCATAGTGCGTATTATGTCTTATTGCGGTGGAGTTGGCCAAGTGATTTCTGTAGGATATCCTGATTGCTTTGAGATATCTCTAAGTTCTTGTCGATAGGTTGCCCATGCAGCTTTTGTTGCTAGTGGTACATCAGGCAGTTGAGTCCAGTCTGAGGAGGCTAGTAGCTTTTTTCTTTTTGTCAGCACATCAACCATGGCAAGCTTACTATTTATAACCCACTGCTTTGTTGTGTAGTCAAAATTAGCATACGGGCTAGACTTCTCCGGTAGCTCTACGGGCAAGCCATCATCAATGTAATACCTAGTATCGTCAAAGAAACCTTCAAGATACAACTGATTTTCTTGTAGCTGTTCTTGGATATTACTTGTTTGAACAATTCTAAGTATTTGTCCATTGATTGCAGAATAAACTGTGTAAATCATCGCTTGGTCTCAAGTAAAAATAATGAACTATTGTATGCACCTGCGTAAGATGTTACGAGATAAGGAGGGAGATAATAACCAATACTTGATAAAACTTGAAGTATGTAGTTGTATCCACCCGGTCCCGGCTGATCTAAGTAAACCATTGATGGAGTTCTGCCTTCTGCTCCTTGTGTATATGGATTAGTTTCAACTAAAACAACATAATCACGAACAAGTCTAAACCTAGGTGGCGCTGATTGGTATTCACCACCGTCAAAATATTGCAGCCAATGTGCTTGACCCGCACTTGAAATGTAAATAGGCGCACCAGTAGAATTTATATAAACTACTTGAAGATTTTGCCAAGTATCCATAGCAGTATTTTGTATAAGTGCAGCTGTGAACCCAGAGTTTGTAGCCGTTACAGAATTTGACTTTAGGTTACCAGTTGCAATAACGTCCCCGTTCAGCGTTATGTTTGAGCCGTTAAACGAAATGTTGTTCGTATTATTACCCAAAGCGAACGTGCCGCCGCTATTAATGATTGCGCCTGTTCCAGTCATTGACGCGCCAGATACCGCAGGGTTACTACCTACTGCCAAAGAGCCACCAAACGTACCGGACGCACCAGTCAGATTACCCTTAAACGTGGCGTTACCGGCATTGTCCAGAGCAAAGGTTGTTTGGCCGTTTTGAGTACCGACAATACCAGTGCTGCCGATGTAGAAACCATTAAAGCCGGGTTGGCCGTTTAGCGCAGGGTTGCCCACAGTGATTGCGGATGCTGCGTTTAGCGTCACAGGGCCAGTCAGAACCTGAGCACCAGCCCTTGCAAGTTTAGCGTCAGCGGCGGATTGAGCAGCCGAAGCAGCAGAGGCAGCAGCGTTAGCAGTGGATTGAGCGTTTGAAGCGGCGGAGGCAGCGTTATTAGCTGTGTTCTGTGCAGTAGAGGCCGCAGAAACGGCGGTGTTTGCCGTACCTTGAGCCGTAGAAGCCGCAGAAACAGCAGAGTTTGCTGTACCTTGAGCCGTAGACGCTGCAGAAGCTGCATTGTTAGCCGTACTGACAACAGTCGAAGCAGTGGTGCCAGCGATCGAACCTGTGACATCACCAGAAAAAGAACTGGCTCCAACAGAGGAACCCGCAGACAGAATCACTGTGCCATCAGCCGCACGGATTGACAGACCGTTTGAATTAATCTGAGACGCAACCAACTGGCCACGGATGGAGGCAGCACCAAACTCAGCGGAGCCACTACCATCGATCTTCCAGCCAGCAGAACCATTGACATAGTTGGCAGATTGAATGTACTGACCAACGCTAATTGAGCCCGCTCTGATTTTGTCAGCAGACAAGAAAGCAATCTTGGCGTTGTCCACCGCGAGGTTGGCGATCTTAGCGTTAGTGATCGTGCCGTTCTGGATGTAGCCGTCAGTGATATACACACCAACAGGAACCTCTACACCGCCAATAGTTACGGGTGTTGTCCGAACGATAAACGGCATCGTGGGGCTAATCCCCGGGCCGCTAGGGCTTGCAATGTAGAACGAATCCGCACGAACAGCAAAGGTGCTTGTAGCCGCAGCGTCGTTAGCCGTAGAAGCCAGACCGAAGCCAGAGACATAACCGTTTAGATCAACCTTGACTGTGTACTTACCTTCAAGCGCAGTACCGCTAGCTTTGGTAAAGTAGTTAGCCTGCAACGCCGCAGTCGTTGTGTAGTTGTTCAGTGTGCTGGTTGAGACAAGCGTAGACGTAGCAGAACTGATTGCCGAGTCCGTGGCTGTCTTGGTGTAGTAGTTTGTTGTCAGTGTGGCGTTAGTAGGGTAATTACCTAGTGTTGTAGCTAAGCCACTGTTTGAAACCAAATTGGTGGTTGCGTTGCTAATCGCTCCATCTGCTTGAGTTTTGGTGTAGTAGTTAGTTGTCAGCGCCGCAGTGGTTGTGTAATTACCAAGAGCTGTGTTCAATGCTGTTGTAGAAACCAAGTTAGACGTAGCCGCGCTAATTGCAGAGTCCGCACCTGTCTTGGTGTAATACAAAGTATTAAGAGTAGCCGTGTTGGTATATGCACTTAGCGCAGTGGTTAGCCCAGTGTTAGATACCAAGTTCTGAGTTGCTTGGCTAATGGCCGAGTCTGCGGCTGTCTTGGTGTAGTAGTTGGCAGTCAGTGTCGCCGTATTGGTATACGCGCTCAGGGCCGTATTTAACGCAGTCGTAGAAACTAAAAACTGTGTAGCCGAACTGATCGCAGAATCTGTCGCTGTCTTTGTATAGTAATCAGCTACCAAGCCAGCAGTGGTGGTGTAGTTACCAAGAGCCGTGTTTAACGCAGTTGTAGAAACCAGCGTGCTTGTTGCAGAGCTAATGGCTGAATCAGTTGCTGCCTTGGTGTAGTAGTTCGTCGAAAGGTTTGCACGAGTAGCGGGAAGTCCAGTTGTAGCGTCATTGACTTGGGCGCTTAGTGTTTGGCGAAGAGTTGACTCAGCACTTAAATCGCTAACAACAGTTGCAATCTGTGTGGTGTGAGCAGCAACAACCTGCCCTAGTGATGTGTAGTCACCGACCTTTGTCCAGTAAGTAGTGTTGGTTGGTAGATTGCCAGTCGTAGTTGACTTGGCTTGATAAATAGCGCCGTTGTAAGTAACTAGATCGTTTGCGACATAGGTCGTTGTGTTTGAATATGCAGGCGTATTCTGAATGTCGTTGACCTGAGCCTGCACCGCGCTAACTCGAGCATTAACTGACCCGGGAACACTGGCTTCAGCATCAATCAAAGCGATGCGAGAACCAAGATCGGTATACAACTGTTCGGCGGTCAATTGCCCGGTCAGGGCTTCTAGAAGCTTAGCCACATCTTGGCCGGTCGTAACTACAAGACCGTTGGTTCCACCAGCAGGGTTAACACTAAGAACGCCGTCGATTGACTCCCACTTGAGCCACAAATGCCATTCAGTAGCTGGGTCAGTAGCGTAAGATGTAACCGCGCCCGCGAACTGAGTTATTTCTACTGCACTGGCGAATACTGGCTGAGGCGCACTACCTGCGCGTTTAGCGCCATACAGCCGAGACTGTCTGTGGCCGTGGCCTTGAGGGTATGTCGGATCGTCGCACTCGACAATAAGATTGGTAATCGCAGCCGATGCAGCAAAGCCAGTCGGGGTAGGAGGCGGTGTTAAGTCAGGAACGTAAGGGCCAGATACCGAAGGGCCTGTCAGCAAGGGTGCTGAACCACCCCCAAAGCGAAGGTTGCCAAGTGTGGCAAAGCCAGAGTCAACCAAGTCGCGAATTGTGATGCCACGGTCAAGCGGGTCGCCCTGCTTGCCTAAATAGGTCATCAAGGTTTCGCGAACGCGAGAGCCAAAGTTACTGGCGTTGTCGCTTGGGATGTCATTTCTCATAGCTGTTTGAGTTCCTCAACAGATGTAGCGATAGCCACGTCTTGCACCGGGTTTGTACCCTCAATCTCAACCTGAAATTCAAATGCACGGTAGCCGCTAGGTAGTCTAAACGGATTACGGTCTGCAACGGTCTGCGTATGCTTGAGCACGCCGTCAGCGTACAAACGGAATGTAACTGGGTAGGCGTTGGCTGCAACCACGGCAGCAGCAAAGTTAATGGGTGAACCTTGACGGAAAGGCTTGCTGCGTGAGCGGTATGTCATCGATGTACCTGCGTCCCACTTGCCAATGTTGGAACCGTTCAAAACATACAACTGATCTTTCAGGCTATCGAAGTACATGGCTTCATAGCCAACGTCCAAGAAAAAGATACCGCCGCCATTGGGGTCGATGATGAAGCCTTTGCGGCCTGAGCCGTCGTTATAGCTACCTAGGTATAAACCCTCATACATCTTACCGATAATGCTGCTCGGAACCAGAGCTTGCCAGTCCTCACGAAGCATGATGCCGTTAGTAATAACACGAGCGCCACCCGCACCATACCAGCACAGGCCGTCTTCCGAAGCCCAAGCCACGCCAGAACCCATGCTGACAACAGAGCGTGCTGCCACGCAACCTTGGCTCATCTCAAGCGGTTGCTGATCCATACCATCAGGGGTTGAGCCTTGTACGATCAGAGGGCGGCCAGTTGTCAGTACCAGTAAGGTTTGCCCGAATACGCCGAGTCCAACAGGTTTGCTGTCTGGTGGAATGATCTCATACGTTGCAGGCCAAGCGTAGGGTGTGTAAGGCTCGCATATACGCACAGAATTACCAGAAATACCACTCATCATCCCGTTCCACATTGCTGTGAGATTTGACAGAGTTGGCTCAGTGATGCTCGTCAAGCCGCCTGTAGGAATACCGGGTGCTGGGAACCATAAGTTAGTCGCTAGGTTTTCGCCAAGAGCGCGATTGTCGTCAGTTGTTGAGGATGTAGCAAGTGCAATCTCGCGCAGGAAGTAAAAGTCTGTACCAGTCGAGCTACCCTGTGTGCGGTAGATGCGGATCGTGGCAATGTCGTAGTTGCCCGATGGCACAGAACTAAAACCAGAAATAGCAGTTGAGCCTAGGTTGTCCCGGGTAACAAGGGCGCTCACGGGTGATGGAGCTGATTCCCAGCCTGCACTGTTGACGTAGGTGTAGACGTAGTAGTAATACTCAATAACGGGGGATGTTGCACCAGAGTTCGTGCCCGCCACTGTAGGAGCTCCAACCGGAGCTGGGATGCCCATAGGACGGCTAGTTGTTGGGTAAGGCGCGGTGGCCAACCCGATCACATTGTTTGTAAACTTGGGAGCGCCGTCGCCTGTGTAGAAGGTCTGCTCAGTCGTATCGTTGGCATCAAAGCCACGAACAACATTTACAACGGAAGTCCAGCTTAACCAATACTGAGCTTCATCATCAACATCTCGACCCATTCGGTAAATGGTCTGCCGACCGGCAGTGGATGGAGCTACTGTTAGAGGAGACTTCCAAGCACGCAAGTCGCCACGCCCGGGCTTTTGGTTGCGGGAGACGACACCTACTGTGTCGGGCAACATAACGGGGTTGATTGCTCGGTTCTCACCGGCAAAGCCCCCATAGCGAATAACGGCCATAGCTCACTCCTATATGCCTAGATTGTAGTGTTAACCACCCAAAACAGCTAGGGCCTGATTGATGTGTTTGATGCGATCGTCAAGACCGATTGTGCCGCCGTTGATGCGTTTCGTCATGGTCACAAAGTCGCGGCCATCAGCGTGCTGATTAATCTTGTGTGTTTGCCAGAACCAACCTGCTGTTTGAGCGGCGTACTTGGGAGTGCGTACGAGTTCAGGCTCCATCACGAAGTCCACACCGAGGGCCTTGCCTGCGTGGTAGAAGTTGCTATGACCGGTCAACTGAAGAAATCCGGAGCCGCGGAACCGCCAGCCATCCCCAGAAGCTTCATCACGGTTTCCCATACGATTGCCGTAAATGCGATTGGCGATACGTTTAGGCTGTTTCTCGTAGGCCGCAGCTTCCTCGGGTGTAAAGCCCCATGCACGTTTAGGCGTCTTGGGGAACAGCTTCAAAAGCGTAGCAGCTCTGTAGTTCAGGTTCTCTTCCATGATCTTAAAGTTGCCGCACTCGTGTCCGCACTGACCAATCCAGCTTGCTTGTTGCAAAGGTGTGAGGATGCCAAACCGCTCGAAGGTTTCGTTGAACGCATCGGCCAACGTGGGGTCGATGTGCATTTGTTTGAGTTGGTCACTGTTTACCATTTAAGAGATTCCTTACGTCGTTGTATGCGTCTATGCACGCATTCAGTTGTGCAGTGTTCTTGTCGCCTTGGGCCACTATTTCTGCGATGGCTTGGAGGGTTGCTCGCTCGGCATCAGAAGCTTGGTAAGCCTGTCGGTTAGGTTCACTTCTTGTTTCTGGGCTATTTGCGGGGGCAGGGGCGGGACTTGCGGGGGCTTGTACGCAACTTGGGGCGGGGAGGCGCACCCGGCCAGCAGCAATGAGGCGATTAAGATCAGTTTGCTTTTGATTAACGACATTGTTAGTCTCCTGAAGTTTAGCGGCAGTGGTGTTGATCTGTTCGTTTAGTTTCTGCTCGGTCTGACGAGCTTCCTCATTCTTCTTGGCAATCTCTGCCTGCATCTCTGCATCCCGTTTGTTCCAGCCTTTGTCATAGCCAAAAAAGTACGTGCCGACAAACAACACTATGACAGCGATGACTGCGTACACCCAGCGGGGGAGAGATAGCAAAAACATAATCAGGTCTCCTTACGAGCGGCTGCAATCTCTGCACGGTCATCATCGGGCTCCATGTGCTCTGGAGGCGTTGTAGGTGGAGGCCCGGGAGTCCACGACTCATCAAGGTCTGGGTTCTTAAAGTTTAGCCAGTTTGGGGCGGATGTTGTAGGACTCCACGTAGAAGTTGTGGGGGGCGCTACAGGTGCGGGGGTTGGTGCAGGCGTGGGCGCAGTCGGTGTAGGCGTGGGCGATACAGCATTGTGGATAGCGTTTACGGCACTTCCTACGCCCTTCTTACCAATGACGCCTCCAATACCGCCTACTATCAACAACACAATGTCGTTCAGCATCTTGGTGTACGCCATGTCAATTGGAGCCATGGTTTTAATTGGCTGCGTAACAAACGTCACAGAGTAAAGCAATGCAACAACAATGAAGCAGAGAATCAATGTGACCACTACGACCACAAACCCCCACACATAGGTTTCTACTTCTTCAATTGTTAGTCTTGGTTTCAGGTTGCTGTTCATTGATTTTTTTCTCCAAGATGGGGGCTACGAGGTATTCAGGGCATGTCTGCGTAAACAAGCACTTAGGCTTTTGGCATTGTGCAGCATGGAAGTTGTCAGGGTTTTGGCAGTAATAGCGGTACCGGTCTTCACATCCGGTCAGCATCAACGCCGCAAAAATAAAAATATACTTCATACCATGACGTCCACAGAGTTGGGTCTAGCCCATTGGTTGCGTACTTGTTGCAGTTTGTGATTCTGCTCGTTTTGATGGTTCAGGCGTTGCAACTCCTGCAGATTCTTCTGCTGAATTATGCGGTATGTTTCCAACAAAATCTTGGCGTTGGCTTGGTAAGGAGTGACTCTCATAACCCAATCTTCCCCAATAGAAGGTTAACAATCTTGTCTGACAGGTCATCTGGCAGAAAGCGTAGGAAGCCAAGGAACCACCACGCTACGCAGCCGTAGCAGAACACCTTGCAGAACATGTCGAACTGCTTCTGGTACTCGTTCATAGCTCATCTACCGCAACGCTTAGTGGTGTTGCAAAACTCCACCATCTCGTAAATGCCAATGCCAAGCAAAAATAACAGGAACGCAATCGCAC